GAATACCAACAACAACAATTTCAACGCACTACATCTGCAGCATTTCAAGAGGCAGTTTTGACAGGTCAAGCCCCTAATGTTTTAGGCCAGGAAGTTTTTGAAAGTTTGAGACAAGAGGGTTTAAATAGGGCTATGTCTGGATCAAGTGCTAGATATACCGCACAAGCTGTAGATTATTTTCAAAAATTATTTGATGTGCCGCGTATGGCAGATGGTGGCATTGTAAATCAGCCAACTTTAGCAATGATTGGTGAAGCTGGTGCAGAGGCAGTTATTCCATTAGATCGCATGGGTAGCATGGGTACAAAGGTAGTTGTAAATGTACAAGGCTCTGTTATCTCTGAGGGTCAATTACAATCTGTAATCCAAGATGTTTTGTATAACTTAAACCGAACTGGGGCGGTCACTCAGCTCACAAACTTAGGTAGATAATGTCAGCTGCAGTTTTAAAAGTAGAGGTAGATTTTTCTCAGGGCGCAAGTTTTGACCCAGCTCTTGTGCTTGATGATCCTGCCACACCATTAGATGTTGCAGTATTAGGTATTGTAGCGGCAGATGCTGTAGATATAACACCATTTGTAACTCAAGTATTTATTAGGCGTGCATTTAACAGATCATCTGACTCATTTACTGGTGGCAGTGCTAAAGTTGTCTTTGTTGATCAAACAGGTGAATTTAATCCTGCGAACACATTATCAGTTTTGTACGGCAAAATTAAACCTATGAGAAAGATTAGATTTACAGCTGAATTTAACAGTGTTAATTACAATCTAGGATCTTTTTATGTACAACAATGGGATTACAAAAGTCCTACAGGTTTTGATCCAGCCTATGTAACTTTAAATTGTGTGGATGGTTTTCAATTATTAAATCTGACTACAATAAATACTGTCTCTGGTGGCACAGCGGGACAGACAACTGCACAAAGGATTACAAACTTATTGGATGCTGGACAGTGGCCAATTGGTATGAGAGATATTTCAACTACGGCAACTACATTAGTGCAGGCAGATACAGGTGCATCAAGATCTTTACTAGGTGCGCTGCAGGTGGTAGAGCAGACAGACCTTGGGGCTTTATACATTGATGAAAGGGGCTTTGTTAAATTCTTATCGCGTAATGACATTATTACTGCATCTGGTGGCGCATTGACTAAATTCTCAGATCAAGTGGGATCAGGTGACATCACTTACCAAGCTGCTCAATTTGATATATCAGATTATCAGCTTATCAATAAAGCTGAGGTTACCCCTACTGGGTTGACAACTCAGGTTGCATCTAATACTGACAGCATTGATGATTACTTCCAACATAGCAGAATTAGATCAGGCATTATGACTACAGAGGCAGATGCCCTAAACCAGGCTTTAATGATTGTAGCCTCACGCAAAGAGCAAGGGGTAGATCTACAATTAAACGCCTTGACTGTGGATGCTTATTCCTCAATTGATCCAGCTAGAGTAACTGCAGCTTTACAGTTAGATATATTCAACCCTATAGAGGTTACCCAAACTCTGCCTGCAGGCAATGTAGTAACTCAAAGCGTAATTGCGGGTGTCCAATATGAAATAACACCAAGTAGTTTTTTAGTGACTTTTACCTGTGCGCAACCCTTTGCCTCTGGATTTTTGCTAGACTCAGCCGTAGATGGAATTTTAGATCAAGACAGTTTGGCTTACACCTAGGAGATAGATGGCAAAACAATCGTTTGTTACTGGACAGGTATTAACCGCAGCCCAACTTACATCACTGCAACAAACTGCAATGAGTGGTGGTGCTGCATCAGCTAAGACAGCTAATTATACATTAGTTGCCTCTGATGCTGGCACTGCAATATCAATGACCTCAACTAGTGCAACTACAATTACAGTAAATACTGGATTGTTTGCAGCTGGTGACACTGTATTTATACAAAATTTAGGCACTGGCCTTTGCACAATTACTGCAGGTACAGCCACAGTAGATACAGCTGGTAGTTTAATTTTACCTCAATATGATGCAGGTATTTTGTACTTTGTATCTGCCAGCTCTGCAGTTTTTTATGATTATATTCAAGTTGGTGCTGCATCACCTTTAACCACAAAGGGTGATCTTTATACTTTTGGAAGTAGCGACACCAGAATTGGCGTTGGCGCAAACGACACAGTTCTCACAGCAGACTCATCAACAGCAACTGGATTAAAATGGGCTGCACCTGCAAGTAGTTCTTTAACTTGGACACAAAGAAAAAGCGGCAGCAGTAACTCTATGACAAAAATTGCTTACAACGGCACAGACCTTTATGTTGCCGTTGGTAGTGCTGGTGGTTTATTTACTTCACCTGATGGAATTACTTGGACATCAAGAACATCTGGATTTGGCGCAAATGCAATAAATTGTGTTGCTTTTGGCAATAGTTTATGGGTTGCGGTTGGTGGCAACGGAACAATTACTACATCAACAGATGGCACTACTTGGACGGCAAGAACAGCAAATTTTGCAACACAAACTATAAATGATGTCATTTATGCTAATTCAACTTGGGTTGCAGTTGGAAATGGTGGTGGCACTGCAAATACTGGCGGTATCACTTATTCAACAGATGGCATTACTTGGACTCGTAAAAATCAATCTATCACTGTTGGCTCAGGTTATCGGTGCGTGGTGTGGAACGGAACTAATTTTATTATTGGTTCTAATACTAGCACAAATAATTATTTGTATGCTTCAACAGCGGCAGGTACTTGGACGGCTGGTTTCACTGGCAATTCGGGCGCTGTTGAGTGGATAGTTTGGGATGGAACTAGACACACATTTTATGATGGAGCATTAGGAATTACAACATCGACTATTTTTGCTTCTCCAACTTTCGCAGATAATTTTACAACTCCAGCCCCTAATGTTAAAAATGTTGTTTTGTATGATAATAAAATTTGGGGCAATTATGTTTATTTTGCAAATTTTGAACCTACCTCAACGGCTTTTCCAAATAATCCTAAAATACTAGGCATTGCTCCATCTACTTATGCAAATGGTGATATAAGTCAAGTGCCAGGTTTAACGGCTGTTTATGGGTGTTTATTTGTTGGCGCTATTGGTTACATGATTGCCGACCAATCAGGTCGCATTTACACATCATTCTAAGGAGATAAAATGACATTATCTTATGAAGTAAAAGATGGGTTTGCTATCCTAAAAAAGGGAAGCAAAAAAATTGACACTGTTGGTGCTTGGGAAACTGATGCAGAAGCCGAACAATGGGCTGAGGCGGTTTGTGCTAAATATAATGCGCCTGAGTATGCAGATGTTGAATACCCAAATGATTTACTTGATTTAGATTTATAGCACAATCTTGAGGGATTGTAGCGGATATTAAATGGCCATTATAAAAGAGCTTACTAGTCCTAATGGCTGGCCAGCTAGTGAGGATCGTAAAGCTCTTGGCATAGAGTCATTTACTGTGCCTGGTACATCTATAAAGTTTGCTTGTGCAAAAGCCGTTGCACCTTTGCTTGTAAATTTTGCTAAAGATTTCCATGAATTAGTAGAACCTATTGATCAAGGCCAATTAGATGACTGGGGCTACGCTTTCCGTATGACCAGAGGATCTGACAAAGTATTAAGCAATCATAGCTCTGGCACTGCCATTGACTTAAATGCAATTAAACATCTATTGGGCAAGTCAAATACATTTAATAAGCATCAGCGTAATACAATTAACCTATTGATAACTAAATATGGTTTGGCCTGGGGCGGTAATTACAAAAGACGCAAAGATGAAATGCATTTTGAAATTGCCTTAAATGCAAAACAAGTCAAAAACAAAATAAAAGAGTTAGGATTAAAATGAAATTAGATCAAAAGAAAAAAGAAATTTTTAAGTCTTATTTGAGAAGCCTTGCAGCCGCAACTATTACAACTGTATTGGCTTTAGTTGCAGATTGGAACCCTGAGTATGCAATTTTAGCTGGGGCAATAGTCGCACCTTTAGCACGCTATTTTGATCCTAAAGATGACAAGTTTGGCATCAATAGCTAATGAGTATGAACGATTGGGCAGCTTTAACAGTCTCACTTTTAACTATTGTAGGTGCGTTAATTGCCACAGTTAGATGGCTAGTAAAGCATTATCTATCTGAGCTAAAAGATGACGGCAATGGCGGCCATAACCTAGAGGGCAGAGTAAGGCGCATAGAGC